CTTGTCTTCTGGTTGCCGTCGGCGCGGCTGCAATTCACCACAACGGAGAGAGCACTGCCGCCACCCCTTGCGGGATAACCCGTCTGTCTGCCTGGCGGTAGGGCGTTTCCTGGCATCTTCAGCGCTCTTTCCTGTTGTGAGCGAATCATCCGGTCATTCATACGCCACCGGCGGCTACTTCGTGGGCGTCCTGCCTGTTCGCTGTTGCTTGTAGGTACATTATGTACCCTTAGGGTACATTGTCAAGCATAAAAAAACCCGCTTTCGCGGGCTCATCTTAAAATTTATTTTTTCTGAATATACCTTCGAGGCTTACCAGAGAAGATCACTGTTCCGATTATGGAACAGTTACCATCAATTTTAACGTAGGGTTCAGGCCAGTTTTGATTTAATGCTTTCAGATATTTAGTGCCGCCATCTTCAATAAGCCTTTTAAAGGTGGTTTCTCCAGAGTCATGCATGAGAGCTATAACATCATCACCATGGCTTGCTGGAATTTCAGGATCCACAAAAATCATGTCACCCGGGCGGTACTCATCGATCATTGAATCGCCAATCACACGCAAAATATACGTCATGGGTCCGCACGGCACAGGGCACGGATAAGTTTCAACACTGTTCAAGTCCACCTCAGCAAAGCCAGCTTCCGTCCATGCTCCTGCCTGCACCCAGGAAATAACCGGAACCAATGTGATATTTCTATTAGTGTCTGATACGTCAGGACTTTTTGCAACGTTAGTGGTTTGATGCTCCTGATCCAACCAGCCTAACGGCAAATCAAAGCATTTTTCTATATGGCGAGCCATTGTATCGCCAATATTTTTAGACGCGCCGTCACCCATAAACCTGCTGGTTTGGGTTGGTTCTCTGTCGATCATGGTAGCGAAGTAGCTATTACCCCCGACTCCATCTCGCAGCTTTCTGGCGTTCAACCGCCGTATTTCCTGAATCGTTTTCATCCCAGAATTAAACATTGTGTACCTTGTTGGTACAAGTACCTTGTGGGTTCATACTATTCGTGTAATATGTACACGGGAGGTACATATCATGAAAGAGTATTGGGACTCTTTATCAAAAGAGCAGCAGTTTGAGTTAGCAAATAACGTCAAGTCTACTCCGGGTTACCTGCGGTTGGTTTTCAATGGCTACAAAAAGGCTGGATTTTCCCTTGCCAAAAAACTTGAGGACATCACCGCAGGCGCAATTACTAAATCTGATTTGCGCCCTGACATTTACCCAAAACAGTAGGCAGAAACGCAGAGTTAAAACACCACAGCAAGAAGGGGTTAACCGTGGGCAAAGAGCACTGGAAAGTAGAGAAACAAACCGATTCGTATGTCGCGGTAGTCAGAAAGATTATTGCGGCGTTTCCGGGTGGGTACAAAGAGGCAGCTGAGGTTCTCGACGTTAGCCAGGACGCGATTTTCAATCGATTACGTGCTGGTGGCGATCAAATTTTCCCGCTTGAGTGGGCGCTGGTACTTCAGCGAGCTGCGGGCGTGACCTGTCTTGCCGATTACATTTCACTTGAAACTGATAACGGCATGCACATTCCTGGCGCGACTGGGGAAGATGCCAACGAAGAGATCGGGATCAAGCTGGCGGAGCTGGTGGGGCAACTGGGAGATCTGGTTAATGCGTATCGTCAGTATACCGAGGATGACGTGGTGACGCGCGCTGAATGGAAAAGCCTCAACGAAATCGCTTATCGGTTTCGCGTAACGCTGATGACCTTCCTGAATTTGATATCCCGCGTTTATTGCGAGCCAGAAAAGAGTGACGCCCGCGAGTGTGCAGCTCCGGGCGCCGTGGCGTGTCGTAATCAGTGGAGAACTAACGCGTGAACAGTTTAACAACACAGTACCGCCGCTCGCAACTCATTGCGTTGCCTATGCCTGGGGGCCGCGAGCCGGTTCCGTTTTGCTATGCAGTCAATGTACCAGGCGATCGTGAAATTGTAACCCACGAGTTTGCAGAGTGGGCTGTGGGGGACTGGCGAGAGGAGGCGGCTGCGCAATTATGCACGAACTTAACCGGTGGTTCCGCGATCACTACGGCGTGCCCGTCAAAGTTATCCGCTGGGAGCCAGAAACCCGTCGCGTTATCTATCTGCGGGAAGGCTACGAGCATGGGGAATGTTTCAGTCCGCTCGAACAATTCCAACGCAAGTTCAGGGAAATAGAGGGCGATCATGAGCACTAAATTAAGCAGCTATGTGTGGGACGGCTGCGCGGCGTCGGGCATGAAGTTGTCCAGCGTGGCCATCATGGCACGCCTGGCCGATTTTAGCAGCGACGAAGGCGTTTGCTGGCCCTCGATAGAGACCATTGCGCGCCAGCTCGGGGCCGGGCCAAGCACTGTTCGTACGGCGATCGCGAAGCTGGAGAAAGACGGCTGGCTTTCACGTACTCAGCGCCGCCAGGGCAACCGCAACGCCTCCAATATTTACCAGCTTAATGTAGCAAAGCTTCAGGCGGTCGCATTGTCTCACCTGTCAGATTCTGACGCGTCAAAATCTGACGCATCAAAATCTGACCCGTCAAAATTTGAGGCATCAAAATTCAGCAAAAACGGCGGTTTTGACCCGTCAGAATCTGGCGGGGATCCGTCAGTAAATTCAAAACATGATCCATCAGATAAAAAACCTTCCTGTCAGGTTGCTGAGCAACCCGACCCTGCAGTGGTAATCACTGACCAGGCTAAACAGGTTTTATCTCACCTGAACAAGACCACCGGATCCCGGTACCAGGTCTGCAAATCATCTCTGGAAAACATCCGTGCCCGACTGGCGGACGGGTTTACACCTGAAGAACTGGTGCTTGTCGTGGATTACAGCGTTGAGAAGTGGGGCTCAGATCTGAAAATGGCCGAGTACCTGCGCCCGTCAACGCTCTTCCTGCCAAGCAAGTTCCCGGGCTATCTGCAGTCGGCGAACAAGTGGGATTCCGCCGGACGCCCGGCACGCGATACATGGGGCCAGCGCGGCAAGCTTCCTGACTCAGCGGTATTCCGTTCGAGTCACCAGGACGTGGCGTACACCATTCCGGAGGGGTTCCGCGGATGAGCATCGCATCGAAAGTTTTGCAGTATGTCATTGAGAACCCGGGCTGCAATTATCGCGATATTGCCAAAGCCATGCCGGGAACCAACACCAGCACTATCAATCGCTGTCTTGGCCGTTTTTATGAGGAGGGGAAGTTACGCCGGGATTTTCAGGAATCGACGCTGACTTACTACCCGTCTAACCAAACCCTGGCAGAAACGCTTTCAGAGGAAGACCTCCGGACCCTGACCGGGCTGGAAAACCGGGCGCAGCAGCTGGAAGCGCAGGGACTTTATTTCCGCGCCGCATCGGTCTGGCTTAAAGCGTTTGATATGGCGATTAGTAGTACAGATCGGAATCGTTATGTTTCGCGCCGGGCCTTGTGCCTCAGGCATGCAGGAAATTTCATGACACCGGAAGGGCGGTGTTATCTCGCTGGCCGTTATGTAGGGGAAGAATAATGCCAAATAAATACTGCCGTGAGCTTGCCGAACTGCGTAGCCAGCCGGTGCACGAACTGAAGGAAGTTGGTGATCAGTGGCGTACACCTGAAAACATTTTCTGGGGTATCAATTCGATGTTTGGCCCGCTGGTGCTGGACCTGTTCAGCGACGGAGAGAACAGCAAATGCGAGGCGTATTACACCGCCGAGGATAACGCACTGACGCAGGACTGGTCCGCGCGCCTTGCAGAGCTTAATGGCGCCGCGTTCGGTAATCCTCCCTACAGCCGCGCCAGCCAGCATGAAGATCAGTACATCACCGGCATGCGTTACATCATGCAGCACGCCAGCGCGATGCGCGAGAAAGGTGGTCGTTATGTTTTCCTGATTAAGGCTGCTACCAGTGAGGTGTGGTGGCCGGAGGACGCCGATCACATCGCGTTTATCCGTGGGCGTATTGGTTTCGATCTGCCAACCTGGTTTGTACCGAAGGATGAAAAGCAGGTGCCTACCGGCGCGTTCTTCGCTGGTGCTGTTGCTGTTTTCGACAAGAACTGGCGCGGCCCGGCTATGAGTTATGTCAGCCGCAAGGATCTGGAAGCTCGCGGCGATGCATTCCTGTCGCAGATCCGCCGTGAAGCTGAGCGGCTCGCCGGGCTGTTAGCACCACAAAAAGAACCGCAAATTATTCCTGAAATTATTCCGGAAGCTGTCGGGCCTGTCGAAGATAACCCGCCATCTTCAGATGAACCGGAAATCCCACTGACCAAAAAAGACATTATTGAGAAAAGCGGATTTAACTTCTGGGCGTGTGCATGTGCCGCGTTCGGCGACAAAGAAGAATACACGTTCTCCGAATCCCGCTTCGCGCATACCTGGGCGGCTGATTCAGTAGCAAATCCTGAATTTATCGTCGTTCCGACGGAAACAGTCGACAAAGCAATGGCGCTGATTAAAGAGAATGCCGATCAGCAACAGGTTATCACCTGGCTGGATCAGCAAAGCTTTGAACATGACGGCATCCGTAATGACATGCAGGACCGGCTGCTAATCCTTGCACCGGAGGTTATTGCGGAATATGGCCTAACGGTTGCGGATGTCACGGCGACCCTGGAATCAATTCCCAGCCATCACTGGCACAATATCCGATCCCTGCGAGTCCGCTTCCGGTTACTGATGGAAGCGCGAAAAGCGGAGGCATCAGCATGCTGAAACTGACAGCGCGGCAACAGGAAGTTTTAGACCTGATTGTTGATTACATCGCCGATCACGGATTCCCGCCAACCATTTATGAGCTGGCTGGTCTGATGGGCTGCCGTTCGCCGAATGCGGCTAACGATCACCTTCGCGCGCTGCAGCGTAAGGGTGCCATCACCATTCATCCGGGGGTATCCCGGGGTATCTCGGTTAACGGTCAGAGTGTGGAGGATGAGGCGGTTACTCTGGTTCGTTCGCTGCTTAATGGCGATGAGCATGCCAGGGAAAATGCGATCGCCTTTCTCGAAATGCGTGGGGTCGGACTATGAAACTGACCCTGCCATTTCCGCCGAGCGTAAACACTTACTGGCGCGCCCCGAACAGGGGGCCGCTGGCTGGTCGCCACCTTATCAGCGCTGCCGGGCGTAAATACCAGAGTGACGCCTGCGCCGCCATCATCGAGCAGCTGCGCCGCCTGCCGAAGCCGTCCACCATGCCAGCGGCGGTCGAAATTGTTCTTTTCCCACCGGATCAGCGCCGCCGTGATCTGGATAACTACAACAAAGCGCTGTTTGACGCGCTGACGCATGCGGGCGTCTGGGAGGACGACAGTCAGGTTAAAAAAATGCTGGTGGAGTGGGGGCCAATGGTACCGAAGGGCAAGGTAGAGATAACCATCACGCCATTCATTCAGGGGATAGATATATGTCCAGCTGTGGGTTGAAAGAAAAGCGATATGACAGTAATGTCAAAAAGTGCAAGCGAAGCGGGCGTGCAGGCCCCTCGCAATACAATCAGTGGAGAACAAAATGAGTCAATTACTCGTAATTGATGGCGTTTCCGTACGCCGTGATCTTGATGGTCGTTACTGCCTGAATGATTTACACCGCGCTGCCGGTGGTGAGAAGCGCCATCAGCCATCAAACTGGGCCTCACTTACCCAGACCCAGGAACTAATCGCTGAAATTTCGAGCGCTCCTGATATCACAGGAGCGGCCCCGCTGGTTACCATTGCTGGCGGTAACAACCAGGGGACGTATGTTTGCAAGGAGTTGGTCTACTCCTATGCAATGTGGATCAGCGCTGCCTTCAACCTGAAAGTGATCCGCACGTTCGACTCCCTTCAGCAGGCTGGTATCGCAACACTCAAAGCCGACCAGGTGCAGGCAGGGGTGATCCTGCTTGAATCCGCCTCCCGCATGTTGAACCTCTCCAATTCTTCAAAACTGGGTGCATACCAGAAGCTTCTTCAGGTCGCTGGGCTGCCGGATCTTATGCCTCAATATGCTATTGACGCACCAGCTGGCGCACCAGACGGCTCAAGCCGCCCCACGCAGTCTCTGAGTGCTCTGTTGAAAGCTAACGGCATTCGCATAACGGCTACGGTGGCATACCAGCAACTGGCTAAGCTGGGGATCGTTGAACAAAAAGAACGTCGCAGCCGGTCAGGCACTAACGGAATAAAGCGCTTCTGGTCGATGACTGCGAAGGGTTGTATGTACGGGAAGAATATAACCAGCCCGGCGAACCCGCGCGAAACACAGCCGCATTTCTTTGAGTCGAAATTTCAGGAGCTGTTACGCCTGCTCGAAACTGTGCACTGAGGGTATGAGATGAGAATAACTCCTCCGCACCTTCAGCCAGTCCTGTCCCGTATAAAACGGTACGTGGAAAAAATGCCTGAGGGCGCATCTTTAACTCAGCTTTCGCAAAAGGTTTCTGCCTACAACCAGTTAAGCAAGAAAGACAAAGAACTGCTGGTAGAAATCATCAGCGAGACAGGGCTTCTGTGTGTGGTGAATGAGGGCAGGTTAACCACATTTCACCACCCAAAATTTGGCTATCAGCCTGTAGTGGCCAACCCGGCAAAACCAGAAACAGAAATGGAGAGCAGTGTGATTAAAAAGCCAGTGACACCGGAAGAATTACGCAGACAAGCCGAAGAGCTGATCCGCGCTGCCGAGGAGGCCGAAAAGAAAGCGGGCGATCGGGCTGAAATCAAAAAACAACTCGATCCGTTAAAGCTCGAAATCCTCCAGTCCTATGGCATGGCGAGCCGTAAGTTCGATGAATTTGTTGATGCAATGGCTGATATGGGTAAAGCCGTGCAGAAGCTTAAGCAAATCTCTCTGTAGGAGAAAATAGTGAGAGCTCTCCTGAATCCCGTAGTTGTTTCTGAGCTGGGGATCGTTATGTTCCGCCCCGGCACTGAACTGATGCGGCATTTTCATCGCGGGCGCTTTCTGCTGGAGAACGAACCAGAGCGACTGGCTGGACTGCCAACGGGCGAGATCCCGGCGGCAAGTCAGCCACTGGCAGAAGACCCGGTTATGGTGCCCGTTTTCGAACATCCCGAAGTGATACAGCGCGCTGGTGGACTGGCGAGCCTGGAAACCTGGCTGCTGCGTGATGACGGATGCCAGTATCCGCACGCCATCTATCACCACCACGAACTGGTGACTATGCGGCATGAGCCCGGCTCTCTGCGGCTGTGCTGGTCCTGCGACAACAAAGTGCGGGACCATTTTACTGACGAACTGGCGGGCATTGCGCGGGCAAACCTGGTAGCCTGGGTATTGTCGGTGGTCCGGCACGGGCTGGGGTTCGATGATTCCCACGCTGTGACCCTGCCGGAGCTGTGCTGGTGGCTGACGCTCAATAAACTGGCGCACGTAATCCCGGAAGATGTAGCTCGCCAGGCACTGCGCATGCCGCCGCAGGTAATCCAGTCGGTAACGCGTGAATCCGACTTTATACCGTCGGTACCGGCCACCAGCATTGTTGAGGAAGCTGTAAAACAGGTGCTGGCGCTGAAGGTTGACCCGGAGACGCCGGAGTCGTTCATGTTGCGACCGAAGCGCCGCCGATGGCAGAACGAGAAGTATACCCGCTGGGTGAAGTCGCAGCCGTGCGCCTGTTGCGGCAAGACAGCAGACGATCCCCACCACCTGATCGGATACGGCCAGGGCGGAATGGGGACCAAAACCCATGACCTATTCGTGTTGCCTTTGTGCAGAACGCACCACGATGAACTTCATGCGGACGTAGGGGCTTTTGAAGCCAAATACGGCACGCAGCCCGAGCTGCTGCTGAAGACATTAGACCGGGCGCTGGCCATAGGTGCGCTGGCGTAATTAGTGGAGAGAGTTGATGCGTGATATTCAGATGGTTTTAGAGCGTTGGGGCGGTTGGGCTTCGAACGACAGTTCCGGAGTCGATTACTCACATATAGCGGCTGGCTTTAAGGGGTTGTTACCACCAACAGGGAAGTCTCGTCCATCCTGTACTGACGACGACGGGCTGATTATTGAGAGCTGCCTGGCACTTTTGCAGAAGAAGAAGCCAAATGAGCATTCTCTGCTCGTGGCGCATTACCTGTACGGCATTTCAAAGCGCAGCATAGCGAGAGCCAGGAAAAAAGATGAGAAGCTGATACGCATTGAAATACAGATGGCAGAAGGATTTATTGAAGGCTGTATGTCAGTGTTGAATGTTAAATTAGAGATGGATTAATAAAACATAAGTTCGCGAGTCTAAAACTAGACTCGCAAACTTTTATTAATTTCTTTGAAAGGATAAAATGTTATAAGCTTTTACAAGCGTTACCGAGAAGCTAAATGTTGAAAAGTCAGAAAATGCCATGCGTTCATACTTGTCTTCTAAGAATTTAATGGTCTTCTGTTGGTCCGGGCCTTTTTTAATAAATGCTGAATAATCGATGTTTTTTTCCTTCATGATTCCATATAACGCCATGAAATATAGAGGGTGGTCTGATGAGCGTGACAAATCAATATCGAAGCTTTCAAAATTTATAGACTTTGTAACAATCATAACCATTTCTTTATCTAAATGATCTATATTTCTAATGTTCTCGCTAAAGCAATTTAAATAAATAGCTAACAAACGTGTAACCACTAAGGAAAGATGGGTTTTGTTTTTTATAGCACTTTCTCCAGCAAGGATTTGATACACTTGTAGATGACGAGCAAAGGTTTCAGTTTCGCGTAATGTTAGAGGTTTTATCTTCAAAATATCTATAATATGTTTATTATATGCTACATTAACTTCATTTAAAATTTCATTGTTGTTACACAAAAATTCCCAGTGTTTTAAAGAATTTTGCGTTAATTTATTTAAGCTGTCACTATGAGAGGTTGGAAGTGAAACAGTATACTTTATAAATTTGTCGAGATATTGCTTAGAGTTAATAGCTGAACCATATATATGATTTACTGATGCTTGTAATTGTGATTTGTTAGTGGCTAATATAAAATATACATTCTCAATGTTAAATATATGTTTTATTTTTTCGAGAACATTAACTGAGAAAGAGGGTCTGCAACGATCAAGTTCATCAATAATAATTACTATTTTGCTTTTAGTGGCAATTTGTTTGATTTTATCTTTTAATGCTTTTAAATTACCCTCCAATTCAATGTGCTCATTAATAAGAGATTCTATAGTACTGTCAATAGCCGCATCACTTGTTTGTTTAAAAGCCTCTTTAAATTCTTCACTTACTTGGTCAAAATTTTGACGTAATAGCCAACCCGAACCAGCTTTAAGTACTGTCTTAATACCAAACTTCATTGCGGGGATTGCTTTACTTATTAAAGCGTTTTTCTCTTTAGGGGGCAGTACAGCAGCAATTGCAGCAGTGATGGTCAGCAGTGGATCATCGCTGTAATCTTCCTTAAATGCATCAATATAAATGACCTTATATTTTAGATCATCGGATGTGAAAAAATTTTGTAATTTTAAACAAAGCTCAGTTTTACCAGTTCCCCAGTCGCCATCTATAACAATTGGAGAGATATCAATCGCGCTTGATATTAATTTATTGATATTTATGGCAATGTTTTTCCTTTTGTATTCGTCACGTTCTTCAAAGGTATAAGTCATCATCGCTTCCTTATGGCTGTTTTGTAATAAGCTTAAAAAATGCTCCCTCGGTCCGCAATTTGCATTGTAATCTGTTAAGAGTAGTTACTTTGCCACGAACTTAACAAAATCTTAAGCCCGCTTCTGCGGGCTTTTTATTTCCCCTCACTTCTGAGAGGACTCACACACAAGAGGGGGCGTAATGTCCGAACCTTTTTCCGGTACCGTAGCTGCCGGTAGCGCGCTTACCGGCGCCAGCATTTATGGACTGCTCACCGGTACCGATTACGGCGTGGTGTTCGGCGCGTTTGCCGGGGCGGTGTTCTATGTGGCCACCGCTGCCGACCTGACGATTTTTCGCCGTTCCGCGTATTTCGTCGTGTCATATTTTGCTGGCGT